TACTCAGTAAATCTTTGTTTGTGATCATTATGTGACCCAGTTGTAATTGCTGTTAGATTCCTTGGACTCCCAAGGACGCTGTCTTTTTGATTTATCTTTGCTTGGCTCTGACCATCGCTGGCTTTGGAATGCGTATCTAGTTGCTGACATTAAATCATCTGCTTTATCAACAATCTTACCGTTCTCGCCAAAGTGATACGAGCCATACTCTTGCTGCCAATACTGGCAACTTTGAAATACTTTAAATAACCCTTTCTCCATTGCTTGAGAAATAGCGGTAATGCCTGGAGCTATCTTTATGTCACCTTTGTTTTGCGACAAGTCTGGTGGATTTGTGAAGTGCTCAGGCAAGAAGTTTACACCTTCCTGTCTGTACTGCACTGCCATAGAATCCCCGCCATCAAATGTTCTGTTACCATCGTGCGGCCAAGCTATAGGTGGCTGAACTGCTCTAGCTTTAATCGCTATAGCGTGTTGCGTTGCTGTTTGACGAGATTCTCTGTACTCGTCTACTATGTAAAAGCAGCCATTCTCTGGGTTTATTGCGCCCCAAACAATAGCTGTAGGGTGATCAAACCCAAAATCTATGCCACAGATTCTATTCCAGTGAGTGGGTATTGTAAAATCTTCGACCACAAGTTTATCGAGAGAGTAAGGAAATACCATACCTCTACCAAATACCGGCTGGCCTTTAGTTCTCATCTCCCGCTCATTAGGGAGGTACTGGGCTAGGATCTGCTCTTTTGCATCTTCATCTAAGTGAGGAGCCTCATCCCAACCAGCTTGTACTAGAAACTGACCTTTTTTCCTATCATTCATAAACTGCTGAATAACAGGAGTCATACCGCTTTCAGGTGTGAACGTCATCATAACGAACCCACGCTTATCAAGTGTTCGAGTTAAACACTGAGTGTAGATGTTCTGTGCTGGCTGCTCATCTAGCCAGATCCAGTCAAGCGAAGAACCCATGAACTTTTCTTCACCCATCTCGTATGACTTAAACGAGATTACTGACTCACCTATATGCACGCCAAAGGCATTGTGGAATTTAACTACAATACTTTCTACCGCATTAGGTATCTGTGGCTTTCTAACCACATCAACTACGCAGTCTCTAGGTATTGACCCAGAGCCACGCATTAATAGATTCACAGGATCACCTAGCAATTCTCTTTGCAAGATGTCCCGTGTAGTTACTGTACTAGCACCCGCTGCCCATGCGTTGATAGGCTTGGTAAACCGCTTACCTTTCCACCAGTCTGGGTACTTACCCGTCAAGTGACAAGCGGTAATTCTAGCTCCAGTATAAGTCTTACCGACCCTGTTGCCCGCCATTGCCAAACACTGATTGTTCTCATCTGTAGCATTAGACAGTAGTTCCTGCCAGCCATAGGGAGTCCATTGTCCTATTTGATTAAATAGAATCCTCTCTTCTTTCTCCTTCATTAATCGAAGGAGCTTCTCTTTTTCAGCCTTGCTTAAGTTGTTTGACATTAGCAGATGATTCAATCAGTTCCGATAGTTGTTCATCAAGTTCTGCATCAGAAAGGTCTGATACGGTTTGTGTAACATTTAGTTCTTTAGGCTTATCATGGCCTGTTCTGTGCAGAATATCTTGAGCCGCTTTTAAACGAATCTCTGGTCGATTCTCTGGATCAACCATAATATCTTCTATAATCTTAGTCGCTAAAGAGGCAACCTGGTTTTCTTCAACCAGATCATCTCTTCGCTCTTTAATTATATCTTTTAGGTCTTTGTATAAGCGATAGGCGTTACCGTTGTCCGGTGCATACCCCGCAAGACGGAAAGCATCCATTACAGTCATCTTTGTAGGATCTCGGCCTTCGTGATAACCACGGGCCATAAGATCAATGAACTTGTCCTGCTGCTTGGTTAGCTTTCTTTTCTTTTGTCGTTTAATCATCAATCGAAGTATACAGTCTTTGCTGGGCTAACAGTAGATCGACTTACTCTAAATGTACTTGCCCCAGCACCTGTTGCTGTAACTGTCCCTGTTTGGTTGCCAGAGCTTGCCAGAGTGCCTACCTGAGTGTAAGTTCCGTCAACATTTTTAATTTCTAAAGTTAAAGACTCGTTAGAGCCTAATGCCGGTTTACAGTAGAACAAGCGAGAGGTTGATGCTTGAAGTGTAAAATCAGCTCCCGTTGCTGCTGCTGTTCCTGATGCTATGTATATTGCTGAAGCCATTGTTCTTTCCTTATGATTCTGTGTTGTGTGAAATTACTGATCGTGAGATAACTGATTTTGATGATTGGCGCTCTGGCACTGCAAGGCTCATTCCTATTTTATCGCCTTCAAACGCAACCGGCCCTCTTTCAGATACTGGCCCCTGAGCTGTGAACCATTCTAAACGACTATAACCAGGCTGGACGGATGCCGCAGAATTTGACCATGTAGCCGCACCGTTGCCAATCCATTCTTCTTTAAAAGGATAACCAACACCGTTTATGTAAACAATAACATTGTCGCCATAAGGCCATGAATTAAGATCACCTTCAACCCATATAGCCATGTTGGGTAATCTACCGAATCCGTTAGAAGCTGGTGTAGAAACTAAAGCGTGAAGGTCAGGTATATCTGGATTAAATTGCGAAAAAGCAAACTCAACACCTGCGCTGTTGTAAAGTGTTGCATAGGCTGGCCCTTGCGCTGCAACCGTTTGCGTCAAAGGATCACTAAAAAAGCCAAAGCCAACCACAGAATTGGTAGTTTCTATTGCGCCCAAAGTTAGCACAGTGTTAATTCCTGAGCCTGTAGTGTTTGCTTGTGTTGCCACCTCATTACTTGCAAAGCCTAAGCCGCCACTATGCCACTTATAACCTGTGACACCACCAGAACCATCAACACCTAAAACGTGGATCTTTAAACCTGAGCCAACCCCATTGCCGTTAAGGGTAATAATGTCGCCAATTGAATGGCCTGTTCCCGCTGTTGTAATTGCTGGCAAAGCTGCAAGTAGAAACATTGTATAAGATGGTGCTGCTACTAATTCAAATTTTACGTTATTCATATTAATTAGATTCCACTCTTGTAGTTAGGTTGGTAGCTGACTTAACGAGTCTAAATTGTCTACTTACTAATCTTGCGTTTCTCAATATTCCAGATTCTGAATCACTATCAATTACAGTCCCTACATTTACCCAAACCCCATCTCTAGCTTGAACTTCTGCCTCAATAGATTCATTTGCGCCTAGTCTTGGTGCTGAAAAAACTTCTAAAAAACTGCTTCTTGTTAAGGTTATTGGGGCTGATGTAGCGGCTTCTGTTTGTAAGTCAATATAAACTATATCTCTAGGATCCGCTACTGGCCCACCACCACCGCCACCACCAACAGCCGCAGCTAAAACGATTGTATAAGTTCCTTGACCAATATCACCATTATCATCAATTACTGTATAAGTAAATGAGTCTACACCGGTTACTCCAGTTGGAGCTTGATAACCTATAGCGTCATTGCCTACTGCTTGAATGTTATCGCTAGTAGCTTGTGCTGATCTTGTTGAAAACCCATTAAACGTAATATTTGCATCGTTACCATCAGCATCAGTAGCTCCAGCTAACAGAGAAGCTTTTGTTATTGTTAAAAAAGCATTCCCTACGCCGTTAGGGTTAGTGTGGCTTAAAGCTATAGGTGCTTGGCTAGTTATTGCTAGGTTTACAGTTCCTATTCCTGATTTCCCTAAACTGTCGTTTACTGTGTAGGTAAAAGAATCAGATCCAACTTGGTCAACTGGTGGAGTATATGTTAGCTCTTGAGCTGAAGAGTTGGCAACTGCTGTTCCTATAGCTGGACTACTAAAAGAGGCTATTGTTAAAGCTCCTCCATCTGGATCTATATCATTACCTAAAAGAGCAGCATAAGAAATTGTAACTGATTCATTTTTAGTAACAGCAACATAATCAATACCTGGAACAGGAATTCTGTTAGGAGCCGCAAAAGGTAATGCCCCAATATATGCGCCAGCACTCTTATATATATT